TTTAAAGTTCTAGGAGGTTTTCTTCTTATTATTACTGAATCTGGTTTAATTCTATTTCTAGTTTTAGAACTTCTAACTTTTTCTTTAATAAGTTTAACTCGTCTTCTTATTGTTCCACCATTTTTCATAGCTACTTGCATAGCTATTGTATCATACATAGAATTAACTAATTTAGCTCCTTCAGTTGCAACATATCCAGGATTTTTAGATAATTCTTTTATTCTTTTTCCTATTCTTTTTACTTTATTAGGCATTAGTTAGCTCCTTGTATAACTGGTGTTGGTCCACCTGCAGGACTTGCTGGTGTTTCCATATCATCTCTTCTAGTACGTCTTGCTTGATTACGAAGACCATCTACAGAATTTTTATAAGTAGCTTCCCATGCTTGAACTACTTGAAAATCTTTTATAAAATAATTAGCTTCTATCATACAGGCATTAAATAAAGCATTATAACAATTCTCACTAAAGTAATTAGAAGTTGTTGCACTTGTTCCTGTTGCACTTGATAAAGCTAATGGTTGTTTTGTATATTGAACTTCACCTGGTAATGTAGAAGTAGGTGTAGGTACTATGTAGATTTGTGTATTTGTTTTACGAGAATAGTAACGTGGAGTTCCTACAGATGTAGGTTTGTTCCAGTAGTCTATTGCATATTCATATGTTCTTTGTAGTAAAGGAGTAATACCTTGTACTTCTCCAAAGATACTAGCACTTGTTGTAAAGTTTACATTACGTACAACTAATGCACCATCAGGTAAACTTACTACTGGATTTCCTGCTGTAAAAGTAATAGATGTATAACTATCTAAAGCTACATCATCTAACTCTTTCATTATACGACTCTCAGCTTTTTCTATAAAGACAGGGATTTGAGTAGCAAATTCATTGGAGTCATTCTCTATTGTATTTACAATGTCATCTTTTAAATAAGAATAGTTAGGCATATGTTTATCCTAAAATTAAAGTTACACTACCTGCATCAGGAGTAGCAATACTTACATTACCTTGACATCTAAGTCCTGTTTCTCCCATATAAATATCTGCTGTACCACTTGCAGGAACTGTAAAAGATATTTTACTTCCTCCTACATCTCCTATAACAATGTTTCCAGCAACAGTAGAATAAGCATGTATAGCTACAATACGATTTACCATAGAAGCTGCAAGAGAACCTGGATTAGCTGTTACAGAAGCTGCTTCTATAATTAAACCATCTGCTCCTGCTTTAAAAGCTGTTGTAATATTTGTAGACATATTTTTTCCTTAAATTATAAAGAGGAGAATATTTCTACTCTCCTCAATATATTTAGTAATTAGGCTCCTTGATTTCCAAACCAACCACGCCAGTCAGAAACACCAAAAGAATATCTTTCACGTGCTTTGAAACGTAAGTTGCCAGTATCGAAATCTGGTTCCATTTTTGTTTGTAAAGGTGTTCTATTAAACATCTTAGTACCATTAGGTACATTAGTTCTAATAAACCATGCGTTTACATCTGTAAATCTTCTATTCACATAGAAGCCATCAGGTATTACACCTAAGTGTCTAACAGCATTGATGTCATTATTAGCAGTACCAGTTGAACCTGGAGTGTTTAATATTGTATCAGCTGTAAACAATAAGTCAGTAGGTATATGCAATGATTCTGCATTAGCACCTATTAGAATGCCACGATCATCAGTAGTTTTTTGAATCTGAATGATTGATGCTTCTAAAGTTGCTTCAGCTATTGCAGCAGCTGCAGTAATGTTAGTTACTGTACCTGAACCTACAACTGGATGTGCTGCACTAAACATTGGTACACCATCACCTTGATTGGTTGCAAAACCATTATTATACAAGTCAGCAGCTTTTTGCTGTTTTGTATTTGCCATGGATCTTGCTAATCCTTTTGCTCTTAGTTTTGCAAAAGTATCATATAAATTATCTTCCATAGCTTCTTCAGTTACTGCGAATGCTAATGCAACAGTTTCAGCAGTATAACGTGCTGTATAACTTTCTGATGCATCATCATAAACAACTGAAGCACCTTCGTTTTTAACTGGTGCTCCACCAAAACCTGTGAAGAGTACTTCTTCTTCAAATGCTCTGTCTGATGATTCTATTTCGTATAATGGTTTATGTTCTTCGTTTACTTCGCCATACTCTATTCCAAAAACTGCATTCAGTCCAGGAAGGAGTTCTTTGGCAATACTCGATCTATTAATAGCCATTTATATATTCCTTTCTAATTATCCTGTTATAGTTGCAGTTATAAAATTATCCATATGATTAGCAATACGTACTTCATACCAAGGGTATGCGTCTGTTACCCCTGCTGATGTACCTATACCTGTATCCCATGGAGCTCTACGTATAACTCTTAGATTGTTTGTTGTTACATCTCCTCCATTAGCGTCTAAAAGATAAGCACTATTACCTGTCCTATGACTACCAGTTCCTGAAATGTAAGATGTATTTAAAACTCCAATACCCATACCTTGAGCTACTGCTGTTACTGAAGCATCAGCTTGAATAAAGAATGTTTGATCAGGGTCACTTGCAAAATGAATTTTTACATCAGTTGCAGTAACTCCACCAACAATACTTTTAGCGAACTTCTGTTCTCCACTACCATTTACAAAACTACATCCTTGAAAAACTCCTGCAGACTTTACAGAGACACCATTTGCACAAGGTTTAATTGTACCAGAAGCTTCGATTGCTATGGGATCGCCTGTAAACATATCATTTGGAATTAGAGCTGAAGCCACTAATGGGCTTGCAACATTTAAATCAATAGTACGTACACCAGTAGAGTTAGAACCATCACCATTTTTCTTAGCGAGGGTTAAACCTCGTGGGGCATTTAAACTTGCCATGTTTCTTTCTCCTTAATTATATGATAATAGGATCAGTCTTGAAAGTTAGGCTGTCTTCCTGTTATCACTTTTGATTTACTGTTATTAGAAATAGGCATTCCAGAAATCTTTCTTCCACCCATAAGTTGAGCTTCAATAGCTTCATTCATGGCTGTACTCTTAGCTCTGTAATACTTACTTCTTGCTTCGTATCTACCAGTTGGGATTTTTGCTAATCCTACGTCATCACGACAGACTACCCCTGCGTATCTACCTTCATCTCTCACGACAGATGCTGTACTCATTTCTGGAACTTCAGCTAGATCAACGAATGACCAACCTTCTTGCAGTTTCTTACCTATATGGGATACGTCATCTTTTCCTTTAAGGGTCATCCTTAACCATCCAAGTGTCATACCTTCGTTGGTGAAACGCTCTATAACTGCATCAGGTATATGAAGAGCACTAGTCTCTTCAAATGTCCATTCTACTTCTTCTCTAGTATTCTTTTCTCTTAAATCAGTATTACGTGTACTATTAATTCGTGTCATTTATTTTCCTCCACGCTGCATATTAATTGTTGTATACTCACCATCAGCTCTATCAGCCTTTAGTTTTTCTTGAGCATACTGTTCAAGTGGTACGTTCCATTTGTTAGCTAGTCTAATATCTTCTTTTGACAGCTTAACTTTATTACTAGAACCTGGAGAGCTGCGAGATGCTCCAGCGACTACTTGAGCAGGTTTTGACGTTGGTACCTGCTTACGAATTTCTCCTCCTGTTGCAGCTTCTTGAGCAGCAAACTTATGAGGAAATGTTTCTTTTATCCTACGATCTATCTCAGTATAATACTCTGGATCTGTAGGACTATAACCTTCTTCTTTTAACTGAGAATCTATTGCTAAAGATGCTGCAGTCATAACTTGATCTGAACCAAACCACTCATTTTTACTTGCCCATTCCTCTGCTCTTGGATCTGCAGTAGGTTGAGGTTGATACTGTGGTTGCTGTACAGCTTGTTGTGGTTGTACAGGTCTTTGTTCAAATTGTTGTTTTGTAGCACTTAAAGATTTTAAATCATTTTGTGCTTCATTTAAAAACTCTTGAGCTTGTAGTATCTTAGTTGAATCACCTTCTTCGTGAGCAGTCTTATAAACATTACGTGCAAGTTCTAACTTATCTGTTATTTGTTTTTCACTTGAGTCTAAACTTAATTTATTAACAGTATTAAATTGATGCTCTGTATTTTGTAATCTATTACTAAGTTCTTCATTTTGTCTTATTAAATTAGAAAGTTGATCGTCTCTTTCTTTACGTTGCTTAACTAATTGTCTTATTCTTTTTTGTGCTCCTTTAGTTTCTACACCTTCAAGCTCTGGTGGTGTATCTACTTTAGGTTCTTCTTCTTCTTTTGCTTGTACTAGAGGAATAGCTTTTTCTTCTTGTTCTATTTCTCCTTCTACTTCATATTCTACTTTATTCTTTTCTTCTTCTGAAGTTGTTGTATCAACTTCATTCCACTCTTCATTGTCCATTGTTAATCCTTCGTTGTTTACGAGACATACGACTTACGTTTCATATACTATTATTATACACTATAAAAATTTATAGTGCAACTTAATGACTTAAATTAAATGTAGGATCTAAATATTTAGGATCTTCCACTTTCATTATTACTTGATCATCATACAATAAAATCATCTTAACTTCTTTATATTGTATCTTTTGACCAGCATGTTTTGCGTAACAAATGTAATCTCCTTCTTTACACCAAGGTCCTTTAGGAAATTTATCTGTATCGTTGTAAGCAAGATTACCCATTTTAATAACTTTACCTACAGTTGTTAAATAAGACATATCTTCTCTTGTTGAGTTTGGTATTATTATACCACCTTTAGTTGTTTCTTTTACTGAGACAGGTCTTACGAGTACATGAAAACCTGGAAGTTCAGGAAGGACATCTGGAGTAGCTTCGTCTTCTTCATTTGTAATCCATATGTCGTTCTTTATAGTGTTACCTAAATGTGCCTGTTGCATTAGTCATCCTCTTCATCATACATACTTTTCTTTATTATGTTTGTTAAATTATTACGAGACCATTCAATGCCTTGAATAAGTCCTACGAGCTGTCTATAGTGAGCAAAATCTTCTGCTTGCCCACTAGAGACAGTTATTCTTAGTTTATCGAGTTCATTATTATATTCTTTAATGACCTCATCCCATATTTCCATATGTTTAGATTAAATCTCTGCACACGCATAGCAGTTAATTTCTAAACCTACAGCTACTTCTTTTATAGTTGGTGTTTTCCACATGTTATATTCTCCTTTTAAATTAATTATTATTGATCAGTAAAAGCAGGTGCATCAGCTCCTTGTTGACTACCCCAAATATACCAATTAGTATCATCTCTTCCTACAATATTAATTTCCATTAAACCAAAGTCTGTTAAAGTTAATACAGAATTAGAGTTACCATCAGCATAAATACTTGCAGGTGTTCCTGTTATATGAGTAATACCTCCTATAAAGAAATTAGCATCAGCTCCTGTATCAATAATAAGATTTTCAGTTTCTTCTGCTGCTCCACCATATATAAATTTAAAAGCTAATCCTGCTGCTGGTGTTGGTAAAGTAAGAGTTCTATTATCTCCTAAAGCAGGTACTACACTTATTCTTCCAC